CAATGGAATCCGCTTCATGCTCAGATGAAAAAAGCTAAATGGCAAAGTGATGCTGATTTATATATATCAGGTCACAAACATAATTGGGCATTAGCACAGCATGAATTATATGATGGAAAAATCCATTGGTTAGCTCGTGCTCGTGGTTATAAATTTTTTGATGATTACGCAAGAAATCTTGGTATGGATGAACAAAGAAATGGTCAAGCTATTATGCAAGTGATTGATCCTTTTTCAGAAGGCACTAGTTTTACGCATTGTTTTTCTGATATAGAATACGGAAAAGAATTTCTTATGTTTCTTTTAGACAAATATTCTGATAAAAAGGATAAGTAAAACAATTTAAAAGGTAATAAATGGCAACTTCAGGAATTTCAACATTTAACTTAGACATAGGGGAGATTTGCGAGGAAGCATTTGAAAGAGCAGGATTAGAGATGCGTACAGGTTACGATCTTAAAACTGCTAGGCGATCTCTAAATTTACTTTGTTTGGAATGGCAAAACAGAGGTATCAATCTTTGGACAGTCACAAAAAAAGAAATAGATATTGTTGCAGGTACTGCTTTATATAATATAGAAACAGATGCTATAGATTTAATTGAGCAATTTATTAGAACAGATTCAGGTAGTATTACAGGTCAATCAGATATACCTATAACAAGAATTAGTAACTCCACTTACTCAGGAATTCCAAATAAATTAACTACAGGAAGACCTATACAAGTATGGATTAATAGACAGAGGGAAAGACCTGAGGTTAACCTCTGGCCAGTTCCTGACGCTACACAATCTTATAAATTCGTTTACTATTATTTAAGAAGAATTCAAGATGTAGGTGATGTAGCAAGTTTAGATGCTGATGTTCCTTCTCGTTTTCTTCCTGCTTTAGTTGCAGGTTTAGCATTGCATATTGCTATTAAAAGACCTGAATCACAAGAAAGAGTAGTATTACTAAAAGAATACTATGAAGAACAATTTAAATTAGCTTCTGAAGAAGACAGAGTTAAGGCAACTGTTCAATTTGTTCCGTATAGTTATAGTTATGGTCAGTAAATGGTTAAGTATGCTAATGGGAAATATGCTTTTGGATTTTGTGACAGAACAGGATTTAGGTATAGGTTAAAAGATTTAAGAAGGGAATTTGTAGGAGGAAGTCCTACAGGTTTTTTAGTTGGAAGAGATGTTTGGGATAAAGATGCGGCTCAGAATTTTCAAGGAAGATATACATTCCAAGATGCACAGGCACTACCATTTGCAAGACCAGATTCTAATTTAGCCGCAAGTAGAAGAATGTTCGCCTTTAATCCTGTTGGTAATGGTAATGGTGGAGGTTCAGGAAATTTAATAATGAATGGATCAATTGGTTCTGTAACAATAGTAACGAGTTAAATTATGTCATATACTTATGCAACACTAACACAAGCAATTAAAGACTACGCAAATACAAATGAAACTACATTTAACAACAATATAGTTAATTTTATAACAAGTGCAGAAGATAGAATACTTAGAACTTGTCAATTACCTAATTTTAGAAAAAATGTAGTAGGTCAAATGTCAGCAGGTACACAATACCTTTCAACACCTTCTGACTTTTTAGCACCCTTTTCTTTGTCTGTTACTAGTAATAACAAGCAATCTTTCTTGCTATTAAAGGAAGTAGCTTTTTTAAGAGAAGCATATCCTAACGCAGCGACTGAAGAAGAACCTAAATACTATGCTTTATTTGATGATGATTCATTTATGTTAGCTCCTACACCTACAAATGGTTACACAACAGAACTACATTATTTTTATAATCCACCATCTATTACAGAAGATGCAAGTGGAAAGACATGGTTAGGAACAAATGCACCTGAATGCTTATTATATGGTGCTTTAGTTCAGGCAAATTTATTTTTAAAAGGTCAACCTGAAATGCAAGCTGAATATGAAAAACAATACCAAGAAGCTCTTGCTAGATTAAGAAACGAATCAGCAGGTAAAGATATGCAAGATAGCTATAGATTTGGTCAACCAAGACAAGTAGTACAGTAGTGGAGAAAGATTAATGCCGATTACAGTAAACTCAGAAGTGTCATTAGGAAATGTTTTTGTTGATACTACAAGTAATTCAGGGCATCCTGTAGAGTATTGGGCAGAGCAAGCAACTCATAGAATTATTCAATACTCTAATAATGTTGATCCTGTCTTGCAACAACAAGCAAAAGAGTTTAAAAATGTTATATATAATGTTGTTCTTGATAATATGAAAAAAGCTATTCAATCTGACAGAACTACGCTAGTATATACTTTAGAAAAAGAAGGTCACAAATGTGGCTCAGACATAATTAGGAGACTATAATGGCGATAACGCAAGCAATGACTACTTCATTCAAGCAACAGCTTCTAGAAGGCGGTCATAATTTTAAAACAAGTGGTGCAGGCGGTAATGCATTTAACATAGCTCTTTATACAAGTTCAGCTACTTTAGATGCGTCTACAACAGGTTACACTACTGCTAATGAAGCAACAGGAACAGGATATACTGCTGCAGGAAATGTTCTAGTTAATGTTACACCAACAACAGGCGGTACAACTGCTTTTGTAGATTTTAGTAACACTACATGGAATAGTTCAACAATAACTGCAAGAGGTGCGTTAATATTTAATGACACTAACGCAGATAGTTCTGTTGCTGTATTAGACTTTGGTTCTGATAAAAGTTCAACAAGTGGTGACTTTACTATTCAATTTCCAACTCCTGACGCAACAAACGCTATAATTCGCATAGCTTAGTGGGGTAAACCTACATGGCTCGTATTGTTAAGGATCGTATAAAACAACCCTCTACCACAACTGGCACAGGAACTATAACTTTATCTGGCTCAGTAGCTGGTTTTCAGGCTTTTTCTGTTCTTGGAAATGGCTCTACAACTTTTTATTGCATAGAAGACGCTAACGGAATTGCTTTTGAAGTAGGGATCGGAACTTACACAGGCAATACACTTGCTAGAACAACTATTTTAGAAAGCTCAAATGGTGGTAATGCCATTAGTCTTACTTCAGGAACTCATACTGCTTTTGTAACTTATCCTGCTGAACGTGCTGGATTTAACGATGAGGGTCTTTCTCCTACCCTTACCGCTTCAGGTACAATCACAGCAGGCAAACCAGTCATACAGAATACAAATGGTACAGTTACGCAGGTTGCTGAGACAACTACACCTAATGCAAATCCCACTTTTGCAAGAGGAAATATCACAACCTCATCAAATACTTCAACAGGTGCTATTACTTATGAAGCAACTTCAGGCAGACACGCTTACCTTTACAAAGATACTGGAAATTCAGGTTACAATACTATTGTAGCAGGAGTGTGGTCAAATGGAGCTATGACATGGGGAACTCCAACTGTTGTCGCAAGTGCAGGTGCAGCTAGTGATAATAATTCTGTTATATGTGCAGGTAATGGAGCAGTTTATTTTATTTATAAACAAGGAAGTAGCACTAAAATGTATGCAAGAGCTGCCACAATAAGTGGTACAACCTTTACTTTTGGTACACAAGCAGAATTTATGTCTGATTCTGGTCACAGTGGTTTTGCTGAAGGAGCTATTGGTTTTGATAAAGCGTCAGGTTATATAATTGCTTGTTATTCTTATAATGATAGCTCTTATGGTGGAGACAGAACATGGGTTATACCATTTAGTGCAAGTGGAACTACATTAACAGTAGGTTCAACAGAATATAATGTTTATACTAGTAATGTAGGAGCAAATAGAACTAATTTAATTTACGATCCTGATACACAAAGAACTGTGCTTATATACTGTGCCTCAAATAACAATGATAAAGGTACATCAAGAGTTATACAATCAACAGGAAGTGCAGGAAGTCCAACACTTACACTTGGTTCTGAGGTTGTATGGGCAGATCAAGGAACAGGTAAAAATGATGTAATTTATGATACCGCTAATAATAGAATGTTTGTAAGTTCTTATAAACAAGAAAGTGGTGTAGATTATTGGAAAGGTTGTATTGGAACAGTTACAGGTGGTTCTACAAATAGTATTTCTTGGACAGCTCAATCAATAGTATGGCAACCTTCAGGTGGTAATGCCTCAACCTTTGCCTCAACTTACGACTCTAGTGTTAATAAAGGTTATATTTGGATTAGAGAAAATAGTGTTATGAAATACAACACAATTGCTATTGGAACGTCTTCATTTACTATGGGAACTTTAGCAAATTTACCTGATTCAACAGATCAAATAGTTTGGAATAATCATGGTGCTGTATATAATTCTGCAAATGGTACAGTGTTGGGAGGTAGACAATACGGAGGAAGCACAGCTTATTCACAATGGCTTTCAGCTTTTACTGGTACGACAACATCATCCAACCTCACTCCTACTAATTATTTAGGGGTAGCATCAAATTCTGCAACCACGACCAATCCAGTACAGATTAATGTAAATGGAAGTATAAATAACGCTCAGACATCACTGACTGTTGACAAAGACTATTACACCACAAGTGCAGGAAGCATTGTTACAAGATTAAATGGTAGTGGAGTTGCTCAAGCAACTCAATTTGTCGGAACAGCATTAAGCGCAACGGCACTAGAGTTAAAAACATTTCCTGCAAGTACAATCGTAGGTAAAGCTGATGGTACTGTTACCAAAGGTAAGCCTGTAATTGTAGAAGCGGATGGAGATTTTGCTCAGATTTCAGTTACAGGTGACTCAGGAACAGAAATAAATGCTTTTACATCAACGGCTGCAGGTGGTGGAACTAATTCAAATCCAAAAACTGCTGTTTCTACATCTTCAGATGGAGCAGGTACATTTTGTTTTGTTTATAAAAATGCTGCTGCTACTTCTTATCCAGTCGCTCAATTAGGCACATCAAACGCAGCAGGTGCTATAACTTATGGTACACAAGTAGTGCTAGAATCTGCAACGTATAATTTTAGACATGCTGGCATTGTTTATAATCCTGATTATAATAGCAGTGCAGGTGGATTTATAATTTCTGCACAAAAAAACTCCGTTGGTCAATCCATTACGTTTGGCATAAGTTACAGTGGAACTACAATAACAAATAATGGTTCTACTCCTATTACTACAAACACTTCAGATATTGAGTGTATAGACATTGGATATGATACAACAAACGACAAAGCGTATGTATGGTTTGGAAAACCTGTATCAGCAATGTCGACTGTTACAAATTCAAGTGGAACAACTTTAACTAATGGTGCAATTAGTGGTAATTATGCCTTTGGTTCTGCTTCAGGAAGAATGCAATTTGGTAATATGGTTTATGATAATACCAACAATAGAGGTACTATTTTTTATAGGGATGAAGGCAATACTGATTATCCAACAGCTATGGCTTACACTGTAAGTGGAAATTCTTTTACTTATGGAACTGCTAGAGTTTTAGAAAGCTCAGCATGTTTTCACATCAATGGAGCTGAAGGTGAAGCTGATAGCAAGGGTACAATTTGTGTATTTGGTAATGGAGATAATACTACCTTAAAATCAACTGTTTTAAGTTATTCAGGTACGACAATAACAAATGGTGCGATTGTTAGTATTCTTGCAAACACTTATCTTCACCAATATCAACATTTAACATACAATAAAGTAAGTAAAAATTATTTAACTGTAATTTATAAAACTAGTTCAAATGATTATCCTCAAATTATTATCGGTACTTATTCATCAGGTGCAATAACATGGGGTTCACCGATTGCTCTAGATAGAAATAGTTACACATGGACAACAGCTATTATTACTGAAACAGGTAATGCCGCAGGAAATTTTTGGTTAGGAAATACTAGTGTTAATGATAATAGAGGAGGAATTTATGCTTCTGCATATGATAATAGTGTAACAAACCTCACAACAGAAAACTACATAGGTATAGCACAAGAGACAGTTTCAACAGGGAATGATGTGAAGGTAACAACTATATCTGGCGTTGATCCTAATCAATCTAGCTTAACACCTGCTCAAATTTATTATGTACAGACTGATGGCACTCTTTCTACTACCGCAGGCAGTCCTTCCGTTGTAGCAGGAACAGCGATAGCCTCAACTCAATTATTAGTATCAAGATCGTAGGAGGTGGCATATGGTTTTAGTTGTAAAAGACCGCATAAAAGACACCAGCACCACGACTGGTACAGGAACTATAACCCTTGCTAATTCACCTCCTAATGGATTTCAAGCCTTTTCAACACTAGGAAATAACTCTACTACTTACTACGGCATTCAAGATGCTAATAATGCATTTGAAATAGGTTTAGGAACGTATAATGCCAACACTCTTACAAGAACTACAGTATTAGCTAGTTCTAATTCTGGCAATTTAGTTAGCCTTACTTCACCTAGTAGTGTTTGGGTTGATTACCCTGCTTCTAAAGCCTACTTATCAGACGAAGGCATAGACAAATCTTTTACAGCGACAGCATCAATAACAGCAGGTAAACCTGTAATTTTAAATAGTGCAGGTACAGTTACGCAAGTCTCAGGTAATTTAGATAATAATTATCTAGGAGTAGCTTCTACGAGTGCATCATCCAATGAAACTGTTAATATCAATATGATTGGTAGTATAAATAATGATCAAACAAGTTTAACTGTTGGTGAGTATTATTACACTTCTAGCTCTGGCGTTATCTCAACAACA